CAAGCCGATATTTTGTAGACAGTGCTAGAGAGCCAGCGCGTATAGTTTTAAGAACTGGCGAAACTTTCCCAACTGCTTTGCGAGTTGCTAATGCGATAAGGGTTGTTTACAAGGTTGGCTATGGAAGTGTTAGCTTAATTCCAGAACCTTTAAAGCTAGGGATGTTGATGCATATTGCATATATGTATGATCAGCGCGGTGATATGAAAGATTACCAGCAAACTTTAGCCATGCCTCCAATGATTCAAAAGCTATACGCCCCTTACGTTATTCATGGGGGCATCGGTAGCTCTACCTTAATGGCTACAGGGTAATGGCTAGTTCTGGCGCATCTATAGGCGCTATGAGTAAAACCATTGTGTTTCAGAGTGTTGCAAGCACTACTGACAGTGGGGGTGGACGAGGTGTAGCATGGTCAACCTACAAGACTGTATTAGCCCATGTAAAGCAATTATCTGGAACAACTAAGTACGCGCAAGGGGTAAAGGATGATAAGGGCTTATATGAGTTTACAACGCGATATATAGCGGGTATTACTCCACAGAACAGAATTAGTTACAACTCCAGATTGTATAGCATAACTTCAGTAATAAACCTTGATGAAAGAAACAAGTATTTAGTCATAAAGGCAGATGAAGGCGTTGCTGTATGAGCTTTGTTATTGTTAATGAAAAACAGTTCATAGCCAAGCTAACAAAAAGGCTTAAAAAAGAGCCTATCAAACACGCAAAAATAGCGGTTCAACTAGCGGCTGATGCTGTTAGGAATGAGGCTATCAATTCTATTGCCACAGGGTCTAAAAGTGGCTCTACAGTGCAAAAGTACAATCCAAAAAGAACACACCAGCAATCAAAGACTGGTGAAGCACCTGCAACTGATACTGGCTTTTTAATATCTCAAATTAGCGCCTCATCTATGGTTGAAGGAACAACCGCTATAGGTGAGGTTAAATCTTCAGCGCCATACAGTAAATTTCTTGAATATGGCACATCAAGCATGGGTAAGCGTCCATTTATGCAACCAGCTTTAGATAAGAGCGCTAAAAAGATTAAAAAAATATTCATTAGGGAAGGGTTGCTTGGCAAGAAAGGATCTAAGAAATGAGCATAAATCAATTTGCATTGCAGACCGCTATATACTCAAAGCTATCTAATGATTCAAACCTGACAAGTGTTTTAGGGGCTAGTGTGTTTGATGACATTCCTGAAAACACTCCATACCCTTACGTTCAGTTAGGTGAAGATACGGCAATAGATTACAGCACTAAAGATCAAACTGGCTCAGAAGTTACAGTAAATGTAGATGTTTGGAGTAGATACAGGGGCAGTTTAGAGGCAAAAAATATTATGGACAGAGTGCATACTCTGTTGCATGATAGCAGTCTGTCTGTTACAGGCTCAAACTTTATAAATATGCGTTTTGAGTTTAGTGATATAATCAGAGACCCAGATGGGATTACAAGGCATGGAGTAATGAGATTTCGTGCAATTATGCTAGGTTAACATAATCAAGAAATTGATAGGAGAATTTAGATGGCGGCACAAAAAGGTTTAGACTTATTACTTAAAATTAATACTTCAGGCTCGACGTTTGTTACGGTTGGCGGCTTGCGCTCAACATCAATTACCATGAACGAAGAATCCGTAGATGCTACAAGTAAAGACTCGTTAGGTAGTAGAACATTGCTTGCTGGTGGCGGGGTGCAAAGCGTTTCTGTATCTGGTTCAGGTATCTTTACTGATAGCGTTGCAGAAATATTAGTTCGTACAACTTTTGCGGCACAGGCGAACACTACAAATGGTGCGACTGCACAAGTGGCCGCATTTAAGAATTTTCAGGTTATTGTCCCTGATCTTGGCACTTTTACAGGCGCGTTCCAGATTACATCTTTGGAGTATGCTGGTGAATATAATGGCGAAGCTACTTACTCAATATCGCTAGAGTCTTCTGGTTTTATTACGTTTGCATAATAACGGAGGTAATTAATGTCTGTAGCTAGTGCAAAAATAACAATAGGCTCTGATAAAGTTGATGGGATGGTTTATGGAAATAAAGTTATGTGTCCATGTCCTAAAGATTTTGAAGCCGTAAGCGAGATTACAATTGACGGCAAAAAGCATGGTGTTGCTTCTTGTCAGCTTGACTCCAGAGATGGTGTCTTACATTTAACTGTTGCAATGGCAACTACAAAGAAGGGAAAGTCAGATGACAAATCCGTTGAAGGGTCAGATACTAATTAATCTAGGAGGCAAGGATTACTCTTGTCGCTTAACCGTTGATGCTATTATCAAAATTGAGACAGAGCTTGATAAGGGTATTCTTACAATTACGCAAAAGCTATCTGAAGCTGATGTTCGCATGGGCGAGCTAGTTTGCATCTTGTTACACGCTGTAAGGGGTGGTGGTAACGATGTTAAAGAGCAAGATATTAAAAGCTTAATACAAGAAACTGGCATTGTTAGCACCTGTAGTGCAGTGGCTACCTTGCTAGTATCAACAATGAGCGACCCTGATTCCGAGGAGTCTAACTCAAAAAAGGATTAGGTGACGAGCTAGAAGCTATAAGGTGGAGACGGTTTTTTGAGATATGTGTAGGAATGATTGGCATATCTCCTTCTGAGTTCTGGGGTATGTCGCCTGTTGAAATTTATTCAGCCATTGCTGGATTCCAAGAGTTTAATGGCGCAAATGATAGCAGTTCGTCACCGATGGACAGAGATAGGCTGTCAGAACTTATGGAGTTATATCCTGACTAATGGCTACTAATATTGATGAACTTGTTGTCCAAATCAGGGCTGATACAAAACAGCTAACTAAGGCTCTTGATAAGGTAAAGAAGAAAACCAAAGATGCTGGAAATTCTGGCAAAAAGAGTTTTGCGGGCTTTACCAAGCAATTAGGCAAAGTAA